CATTATTGAAGTTGATTACTTTTGTACCACTAAATCCGTTTTGTACATCGTTAATTTGATAATCAGCAATATTTTCTTCAAGCAAAGCATAAGGTAAAGCACCTGAATAATCTATTGGTGAGTAATAATCAAATCCTGAAACATAAGGATGTATTACATATATTTCAACTTCATTACCATTACCAAAACCAAAAGCAGGTATTTTCTTTACATCTTCACTTGGCTTCTTTTTAGTCCAATCAGGATGATAATACCACGCTTCAATTTGTCCTTTGTCGTTGCATTTTTCAGCACGTAAAGTTTGCATTGGAAAATGAAGAACTTGTTTAACCATTTTATTCTGCATTACTACTTGCATAGCAGCCATTCCTAATAACTTTCTTTCTAAAGCTATTTTACGTAAATCTGAATCCTTAATAATGGATTTCATTTGTGCATATTCATTTGGCTTTTTGTTAGAATCTAAAGCATCTAAACCTTTACCATAAATCATATTAGCAATACCTGTAATAATTGCACCATTTGTAGCAGAATATAAATACCTATCAATTAAATATTGAAAGTAATTGTTATCACTTCCGTATTCAATATAATCATTCTTTTTGTTTTCTTGAATTACAGGGCTTGTATAAGCACTTAAATTTACTATTGATATATTACTCATAAATTTTAAATTCGTTATTTGTAACGTTTGAAACGTATTGATTTTGGTTTACTGTATAAGTATCGTTTGCTTGATTTGTACAAAAGATTTTATCTTTATAAACTATATTATTACCATTTTTAATAGTTAAATTATAAAATGTATTTTCTTTTAAACTAAAAACGCTTGTTGCTGTTATGTAATAATCAGATAAATAAAAATCAGCCACTATATTAGTTTCTACACCTGTAGTTTCATTTCTTAAAACAATAGTTGTAGCATTCATTTCACGTGGTATAAACGTAATGCTTTGTGCTGTGTTTTGTTCTTTTAAAATTATCATAAACTATTTTTATATATTAATAATTTAAAGTTAAAATTGTTTTAATAGTTAAATATTTGTTAAAATAGATTTTGTATTATAAAGTTTTATATATTTGTAAAAAAATAAATATGAACGCAAAAGATAAAGCAAAAGAATTAATTACTAAATTTAATAATTCTTATAATGAAAAAAATAAAAGTTATATATTATATCAAAATATTGAAGAAAGTAAAAGATGTGCTTTAATAACAGTTGATGAATTAATAAAACATACGCAATATTGTTCTGAATTTGGAGGTGAAGTTAATTGTGAAACAATAGAATATTGGAAAATAGTAAAAAATGAAATAGAAAAATTATGAAAGAAAGTTTTGAAAGTTTTGAAATAATGTTAAATGAATTAAATTCATCTATAGAATTAAATAAAATAAAACAAATAAAAATAAATAATCTTGAAAAACAAATAGATAAATTAAAAAAAGAAAATGTGTATTTAAAACAAGATTTAATTTTTATGAATACATTAAAATCTTTTAAATAAAAAAAGGGGCTTTTAAACCCCTTAAATATTTATAATAATTAATTTAATGGAACATCCATTTGAATTTTATTAATTGTTTTTACAAAATTATCAGCATCTTTAGCTCCTTTAGTAGCAACTTCTTTATAGTTTAAAACTTCTTTTGGTATATCTATACCTAATTCATTTGCTTTTTGAATTAAATTTATTATAACATTATTAGCTTGTGATAAATTATCTCTCCAATTAATTGCTAACATTTTTGCTTCTTTTAAATTATTAACTGCTGCCATAGCTGCACCATCATATTTAGTTTTAAAATTATTTGCTTCTGATATAAATTTTTTAATATCATCTGTTAAAGCTAATTCAACTTTTTGTGTAGCTAATTCTGTTTTGAATAATGAATTCATTACTCTTTTTATTTCACTCATTTTTTTATATTTTTAAAAGTTATTGTTTTAAAAAAAGGGATTTCTAATTAAAGTAAACCCCTTTTAAAAAAAACAAACAATAATATTATGCTACAGTACCTTCAACAATAGAAGCTAAAATACCTGTAGTTAATGGTCCTGTTACAAAGTTTGCAGCCACAGGTTCCATTCCTTGAAATTCCAAAGAATATCCACTTTTGTCAGCCATAGCAGCACCATTTGAAATAGTTGCAGTTACTAAATCCATCCCTTTAGTTAAACCTGCTAAAAAGAAATTTCCGTTGTTATCTTCTACAATAACTTGTGGTCTACCATAAGATAATAATTTTAACTGTTTGTGGTCAGCAATAGTTAATTTATTCATACTTAAAGTTAGTTTTTGGTCTACAAATGTAGTTCCATTTTCTCTTGATGAAGTAACAGTTTGTTCAAATGTTGAAGTTCCTTTTAATTCATACTTATAACCAACAGGAGTACCACCTAAAGCAGTGATTACATCCTCTTGTCCTGCAGTTGCAGAATACGTTACCGTTGTAGCATCACCCCAATTAATGAAGTATGCAGCTCTCAATCCACCGATGCTATTTTTGCATTGTTCGGCTCTTCCTAATGATATATCGCAAGGCATAGTTTTATTTTTTTTTAAAGTTAATAAAAAAGGGAAGGCACTTTACCTCCCCTTATTTAATTATACTAATTAATATTAGTTAGCAGCGTTAGTGATTCCGTAAGTAGTAATATCTTCTACGTTACCGTATTGAACAGCAGCAGTAAATCTCATTACAACTCTAACGTTTTGAGAACCATCAATTGGACTCATATCAATTACTTGAACTTCATTACTGTCATTCAATAAACCTGTTCCAAAGAATAAGTTAGATTTTTGTGCAGCAATAGCAACAGTTGGAGCCAAACCTTGAGCAACAAAGATTTTAATACCATCAAAAGATAAACTTCCGTTGTTATACCATTGTGTTCCCATAGCATTTGTACCATTAGCACCTAAACCTGAAGCACCAAAACCACCTAAAGCACGTACATATGCTCTTGCAGTTGCTTGAGAAACATATAAGTACAAATCTTCTTTTCCGTAAAGTGCAGCAGGAATAGCATCTACTAATTTACCAAGTTCAGCTACAACAGTAGCAGAAGCAGTAATGTTAGTTGAAGTAGCAGCAACTTCTTGTGCAGCAGGTAAACCTGCATCTAAAGTTAATAATCTTGTGAATCCGTTAAATTCACCTGCATTAGCAGTAACACCTTTCCAAATGTTTGATTCAGTTTTTTCAGCAACTTTAGCAGCTACGTGAGAAATTAAGAAATCAGAGAAATTTGGAGCTAAAGAATCAAATGCAGAATACCCCATTGAAATCGCTTCAAATGTGGAATGGAAGTCCTTCTTACAAAGTTGTAAATTTACTTGAAATTCCTCAGGTTGCATAATTCTTTCAGAAAGAGTAACAGTAGATGTAGCATCAAAATCACAAGTTGCATCTTTAACGATTGCATCAGTTCCAATTTTTTGGATAACTTGTTTGAATTTTACATTTGGCATTACTTCAATTCCACCATTTGCAATAGTAGAACCTGAAAGTAAAGCTGCAGAGATGTATTTTCCTGCAAATTCACCTGCATAAGTAGGTGAAGAAATAGTTGTAGTAGTAGCCATAATTTATTAATTAAAAAGTTTTGCCATAACTATATCTTGTGTAGTCATTTGGCGATTAGGTGATAATTTATTTAGTTTAACTTCGTTTTTAACTTCAGGTGAGTGTGTTAATGGTTCAACAACAACTTCTGAACTTAATTCTTCTTTAACAACTTCTTTTACTGATTTTAATTCAGCAATTTCAGTTCTTAATTTTTCAATTTCAGCAAAGAACATTTCTTTAGAAACTGATTCTACAATTCTTTTTGGTGTAGCAGGTGCAGCAGATTGTGCTTCAACCTCAACTTCTACTTCTGCTTCAGGAGCTTCTTCTTCTACGACTACAGCTTCTTTAATTTCAGCAATAATACCTTCTACAGCTACTACTAAAATCATACCATCTTCTAATTCGTATTCTCCAACAGGTACAGGAATTCTTTCCTCACCATTAACAATAAAAACAGCGTTATCCATTTCGAAAGCATCAGCTTCTAAAACAGTAACTCCATCCATTAATTTCATTTGAGCAAGTTTTACTTCCATACCCAAAAGAGTTTTGATTTCATTAATTACATTCATATTTACTTATTTAAAATTTTATTTACTTACTGAAACTCCAAGATTATCTACATAAGCAAATAATTTTTTATATTCGTTTGCTTTAGCAGTCATATCTTTAGTGTATGCTGCATAAGGATTATCAGGCAAACCTAATTCTTTTATTTTTGCTTCCATAGTATTAAGAGCATCTAAAGTATTTTTAGCGTTTTGATATGCTTGACCAACACTTGTTAAATAAGAATCTAATCCTGCTCTTGCTTTATTCTTGTATGCTGTGATAGCTGAATCAAGTGTTTTATAATCACTTAAACCTTTTTGAATATCATCTTTTAATGCTAATTCAACTTTTTCACTTTTTAATTCTGTTTTTGCAAACAAAGAATTCATTACAATTTTTTCCGTAGTCATAATTTTATTTTTTATATTAATTAATGTTATTTATTTTTGTTATAAATTAGTTTGTTCTTGTTGATATTACATTACCTGCTGAATCTTTAACAATGCAATTAGATTGTGATACTGTAGCACCTATTCCTTGTTCTTGTAATTCGCCTTGGCAACATTCTGAACTATACTTTCCATCTTTACAAAGACATCCTCTTTTTCCACCTTTTGGTGAACTTGTTTTTTGTGACATAATTTTATTTATTAATTTCAGCATTAGTTATTATTGATTTAATTTTATCAATCAATTCTTTTTCTTTTTCAATTTCTAAACTCATTTCTAATTTATCAGCAAAATATCCTTCAATAGAAAATCCTTTTACCTTACCTGTTTTTACAAAGTCATTCCAAATAACATCGTTGTTTACTTTCATAGAAACAACCCAAGAACCTACAGGAGCATCTAAACCATATTTTTTAGATTTATCCATTTCAGCATCTTCAACAATCCAAGATTCAACAATACTTAAATCTTTTAATTCTTTTTGGTGTTCTAATGTTGCGTTGTTTTGATTTGAATTCATTAAAAACAATTCACTTGCTTTACGTACTGTTTCATCTGAAAAGAAAATGTAATATTCATCTTCACCATTTCTTCTATAAATGTGCTTGTTAGGAATTAAAGCAGCACCCATTAGAATACGTTTCTCATCATCAACTTTAGCCAAAGCTAATTGTTTATTTAATGAAACAAAATTAGATTCTATTGCAGGAAATTCTACTATTGAAACTGCATCAACTCCTGAAAGTTGTTCGTTTTCGTCTATTATTAGTTCTATTATCTTCATATTATTTAAATAAATTAAATTTTGTTTTGTTTTAATTAACCCATTGAAGCGTTATTAATGATGTTACGTGATAAAGATTGGCTTGTTGTAACTGCACCTGATACTACATATGCTTGTACAGGTTCCATATTTTGTTGTGCCATACCTTGTGCTATTTGATTTGCACCACCTTGACCTACTACATTAAATTGAGGAGCAGCAGGAGCAGCGCCACCTCCACCTGCACCACCACCACTTGGAGCACCACCACCACCTAATGCAGATAAACCTTTTGCAGTAGCAGCAATAACAGAACCAATACTAATAGCCATTTTAGCATATAATAAAGTGGAAGTACCTAAACCAAATACACCTTTTGTTGCAACCTCTTTAGACGAACCTACGTTTGTATTATTAATAATTTCTGCAATAGATAAAGCACTGTTAGCAAGTAAAGCACCTCTTTGTATATCTTTATTTTCTTCACCTAAACCTGCTAAAAGACCAACTAAACCTTGTGCTGATTCTATAGCAGAAGCGTTAATACTTCTTTTTGCTTCAGCAGTTGCCTTTTCATCTTCTACCCTTGCTTTATTACTTTCAATTTGATTTGTAGTTAAAGCATTATCTATTTCTTGCTTTTTAGTTGCATATTCTAATTCAGCGTCTACTCTTGCTTGTGTACCTACAACTGCTGTATCTATTTTTGATTGTAACCTTTCAAGTTCAATTCTTTTTTCTTCTTCTAAATTTGCTCTTTGATTTTCTAATTTTTTTAATTCGTTAGTTTGTAGTTCTTCCTCAAATTTCTTTTGTTCAATAGCTAAAGCATTTAAACCTTCAATTTCTGATTGACCCATAGCAATTTTTTCTTTTTGTAAAGAAATACTATTTGCTATTTGCTCACTACGTAAACCTTCAATCTGCGCCAACACACCTTCTTTATCAGCTAATGCTCTTGTAACTGCAGCTTGATTTTCAATGGTTTTATTCATTTGATAGTTAGCTTGCATAGCTTGAACTTGCAAATTAGCTTTTTTAATCATAGCTATTTGCTGTTGTTCTAAAACATCCTTTAATTCATTATTAGCTTTAATTCTATCATCAATAGCTAATAAATCATTATCTCTAATTTGTCTTAATTTTTCAGCCTGTCTGTCGTATTGCTCAACTAATCTACCTTGTTCTTCTGCTGCTAATATTGCTGAGTTTTGAAGTTTAACATTGGCTGCTGATGCGTTAAAAGTTTTTACTGCATAATTACCTATTGCTTCGGCTGCATCGGTTACTATTTTTTTACCTTTATCAAACGAATTATTAACTCCTGTAAGAACATCTAATGATTCTTTACCTGCTTTTTTAACAGATTCCATAGCACCTGCAAAATCACCTTCAAATACTTTACTTATTGCTTCGCCTACAAAACCTATAGTATCTAAAAACGAATTAAATCTTTCAATTAAATTTTCTTTAACTAAATCACCAAACTTTTTTAAATATTTTGTAGGATTTTCAAATACATCTTTAAATATATTTATGACTGCAGGAAAGTTGTTTACAACAAAGCCAATCAAATCATTAAATGCAATAGATAAAGCACCAATAGCAGTATTAAATAAATCTACAACCTTTTGATTCTTGCCTAATATTTCTTTAAATAAATTAAAGGCTTCCATTACTAAACCAATACCAATAGCTTTTATAGCAAGACCCATTCCTTTAAATCCATCAGCCATAGATTTAATACCTGATTCTGCAGATTTAGTTGATTTCTGAATCCCTTTTATTTCGTCTGCAGTATCTTCAAATGATGTGTTTAACTTTTTAACATCTTTAGTAATACTATCAATATTGCTTTGTATTTCTAAATTGACTATTTTATTTTCCATTGTCTTTTAATTTGTTCAAATGCTTGTTTCCAAGAAGTTACTAATTTATATTTTCCTTTTGCTATTTCTATTACTTCACTTTGTCCGTAATGTTTTTCAAGTGATAATAATTCTAAAATGTTTTTTATCATATTGCAGTTTGAATAAAATTTATATATTCAGTTTTTTGTAAAGTATCATTTTTATAATATTCTATTCCTATTACATCACTTCTATCTAAACCACTTGTGTTTTGTGGAATTGTAACCTGTAATTCAAAATCAGTTATATTATCTAATGTTGGTGTGTAACTTAAAAACCCTGTAGAAGCTTTAATATCAAAACTATCATAATCATTTAAATAAAGTATTTCATTAACTACTTGTGCAGTATTATTTACTTGTACAGTATCAAAACTTGCAAATCTATACCCTACAGAATTTGCAGCATCTAAACCTCTATAGTCAGTTATTAATTCTAAATCAGTTTCACCTGTAGTTAAATCAGTAGTTATGTTATTAATAATATATCTTTTATTTCTAATAATTAATCTATCGTTTAAAGCTATTCCTAATGATTTACCTGTTGAATTTTTAACTGATGAATTTAATAAACTTGTAGGGAATAACGCTTTACATTTAACAACCCTTGTTTTTATATTATATAAATTATCAACGTAATTTTTATAGTGTCTAAAATATAGCCCACGTGGTGCTAAAACATTATACCAAGGCGATTGTTCATTCCCAAAGTTCATAGACATTAAATGATTATACGTTAAATCAGTAGGAACACTATTATATTCATTTGAAAACCTTATATAGTTATCTATTTGTACATTGGTACTTTCTGTAGTTACATAGATTTTATTTCCTGTAGTAAGTGCAGTTGGTAACATACCATTGTTATAAATTAACATTGGTTTTGGTGTGTATGGTTTTAAATCTTTATCTATTAAAGATGCAGTTTCAAACGGATAGTTTCTTGTTTTTTCAAATAGCACATTCTCAAATGGCAGTTTAATATCGTAATTAGCACTTTCATTTGAATTAGTATTAGTATAAATTAAATCGCCATATTCCCTATTATATAAACCTCTAAAAGCATTATTTAAAATGTTATTACTTTTTTCATATTGAAAATTAATTGCCTTAAATAGTTTAGGTCTTTCAATTTCCATTTCATCTGCATAAACATATTGTGTAATATCTAAAACTTTACCTGCATTATAATACATTTCTAAAGGTAAAAACTCAAATGTGTTTATATCTGTAGGAATAATCATTAAGTTAAATGCTTTTATAATTCCTGTAAGAAAATCATTAATAGTAATATCAGGAACATAAGTTCCTATGTTAATTTTACTAATTGTTGTTTGTAAAGGTCCTGTTGCTCGAAGCGTTATCCTTGTTAATGAAAGAGAAGGTGGGTCTAAATAAGATATTTGATAATCTAATTTACTATTAAATACAAAAGTAGAATTAGAACTTACAAATATTTTATAAGTATTTCTAACTCCAAGTGTATCAACGTACTGCAATCTATCTAATTGAGATTGACTATTTCCAATACATTGGTAAGTTCTAAATAATAAATTATCCTTGTAAATAAATACAGTATAATTTACATTGATATATGCAGGGTCAGGATATATAAATACATCTGAAGTTAAACTTGATAATAATCTTCCTGCTGCCGTTGCAAAAGCCCAATCTGTAGTAAGTTCATTAGTCGTTAAATTTAATTGAGGAAAAGGACCTATACTAACAGCGTTAAAATCTACTTCTAATCTTTCTGATTGAAAAATTATTTTTTCCTGATTTTTAAGGTATAACTCTAATTTAAAGAATTGGTCTAAATTAAAAAAGCTACCTGTAAAAGTTACACCATATTTTGTTTGTATAAATTCAAAAATCCTCCATAAAGGAACTGATGGAAATAACTCATCCCATTTAATAGCACCTGCAGTATTATTAATATCATCTGTTGAAACTCCTTCTTTATAATAATATTTTTTTGCAGAACCAATTAATGGATAGTTCACTAAAAAACTACTTGTTGGATTTATTCTATTTATAATGTTAGTTGAATTATAAGTATGGTTTAAACTATTAAAGTCTAAAGTATTTAATTTATCATCTTTAAATTTATCTTTTAATTGTGTTAGGTTACCATAAAACGTAACCGTATAACTTTCAATAAATCCGTTTTTCTTATTTGTTTTTTCAAGTTGTATATTACCCTTTTTAAATAAAACAGAATCTATTTCAATATAAGCATCATAACGTTTTCTATGGTCGTAACCATTATCAATTTGACTTTCGTACCAATGTGAAAGCACCTTGTTATTTTTTTTAGATGCAGGTATTGTAAATGATTGTGAAAAGTCAGTATAGATTTTTCCTATATCATTATAGTTAGATACAGAACTTGTAACAGATATTTTTTCATCGTTAAATAAATCTAATCTTTTTGAAGTAGGTGTTGTTTCTGTAAACCCACCATAAGAATCTAAAAGACTTATCATACATGCTTTACTTTCAAATGTTCCACTATCTGCTCCTACTCTTGTAATAAAATCATTTACTTTAAATAAAGAAGTATCAAATTGAGTATTGGTATAAATATAAATAGAAACTACATTCATTATATTATGTTGTTTAATAAGCTATTAGAATATTCAAATTCTAAAGTAAAGTTTATATTTTTATCTAATAAATCTGTTTTGTATTGTAGTGATTGCGTTTTAATTGTTGCAGGTTTGTTATCAATTAGAATTGTATCACTCATCATTAATTCTTTTATTAAAAGATTATAGTTTTCGTAAACCCAACCCGTATTACAAGTTATACTTTGTTTTCCATTTATGTTAAATGATTTTGTTTCACCTAACAAAGGGTCGTAGTTTACATTCTGTTGCATTAACTTATATTTACTACCGCTAATATCTATTTTATTAGTTTGTGCTTTAAATAGAATTAATTGTTGCCATCCCCCAAGTTTATTTATAAACGTACAAGGCATAGGATAATATTTACATTCTTCTATTTTGTCTGTGTATATTGTATAAGCTACCCCATTAAAATCATCTTCAATTTTACAATAAGCAGAATTATTATAAACTAATGGTAGTTTAACATTAAAATAATTTACTGCTGATGCACTTAAAAAAGTATTGGTATTTAAAACAGTTCCTGATTTTGTATAATAAATAATTCTAAAATTATTTGAAACTGAAGAAACACAAACATAATTATAATAAGGTATAGTGTCAAAATATTGAACTCTATAAATAGGGTCTGCTAATAATACACCTTCTACATTTTGTCCTATATTAAAGTTTAACCCATTACCAACTTCTGTATATCCATTAACTCCTACATATAATAAATTATTTAATAATGTAAAAGCACCTGAAACGTTTTTATATCTTTTAACCCTTACAAAACACCAATTCGTATTACTTTCAACTGCAGGTGTTAAAACATCATCAAAATTAATTTGATTTATATATTCTAAAATATAAGGTGAAATATTATAATTGTTTTCTGTTTGAATTATAGAAGCTATATTATTACTTAATACATAGGTTGGTGTTGTAGGTTCTGTAGTTCCTTTATTCCAAATAAACAATTCTACTTTACTACCTGTTTGCCCTGTTTCATTTATTATTATTTGGTAAGGACTTCTTGCACTTATTACATTCATTATTTTATATCTTTTAAATTATAATCTATCATTGTATCTATATCTTGACCAAATGCTTTTACTAAATCAACGTCTATGTATTTCTTATATCCTGCCTCAAATGGTTTAGTAAAGAATAAAGAAGGTTTAATACCTTTATGAAATATAGAACGTGTAATTAAATAAGCAGTTGATTCGTAACTTAAAAACCTACCTGATTTTTTATCCCTAAATTGAAAACCTTTTTGTTTAACCCACTTTTGTATTCCATTTGTTAAGCCACCTTTTCTACCTGAACCTGAACCAAACTTGTAAGGGCTATTAGGCGCTTTGTTAGAGCTTGTTTTTCCTTTAACACCTAAATCTACAAACGTTCCGTAATCGTTCATTGTGAAGCCTACAATAGTGTATTTATCATCTGTAGCTATTTCACCTTTAATACTGTTTGCTAATGAACTTGTATTGTTACGACCTGAACTTTTTAAATTATTCTTTGATTCACGAATAACATAATCACGAAACATTTGAATAGTTTTATTTACCTTTTCAAGTTTTAACATTTTGTCATTTTGTTTTGAATAGCCATATCAAATGTAACGGTAACTCCTGCTATTTTATTTTCAAAACGTTCTGTAAAGAATTCAATGTTTGCAGAACCATTTACTAATTCATAATCATCAGCTAATTCACCTCTATGTAATACTTCTAAAAATCTATTTGCTACTGCTAATTGTGTATTTAATACATCCTGTTCATTATCATTACCTAAAAATATATCAGTTACCTTTTCTTTTGATTCATCTACAATATCCATACATAAGATAGATATATTGTAATTCAATACAGGTCCATTATAAGCAACTGTATTAACTATAATATGACTCAAAGGAAATATAGTAAGTTTGTTTAAATCAACTTTAAATATATCACCTGTTGTTACTGTATTGACAAACAAATCTTCTTGTAGTTTGTTTTTAATTACTTGTGTTATTTCGTAAAATGTACTCATTATCTTTTTTTAATTAAATCTGATTCTATTTTGTTCTTTTGTTTTTCAAATGTTAAATATGTTAAACATTGGTTAATCGGTAGTTCGGTGACTCTATCAAATCTTGTAACATCACCTTGAGCGATAGCATAGATTGATGAATACCAACCCCATCTTTGTCCAAATTGTGCTGATGCAGAATAGTCTGAATCGCTTTGTTCTGTTCCAAATAAGTCATCGTACTTTTCAATAAGTCGTTGCCTAAATTGTAAAAAAAAACATTGGCTCCAAATACAACGTCTAATGGTGCGTGTTTCATTACATCACTATAAGTTATACTACCATTGTATTTTTCTATTTCATAAGTATCATTTATACCTTTCTTTGTAATAGGTCTATATAATACTGCCATAGCTTTGTGCATATTATTCCAATCGCCTATATATGAATCCAAATCTGTATATTCACCAAATGACATTTCTTCTAATTCAGGAATAAAACCAAACTCAACTCCGCCAAGTTTAAATCTATTTATAAACTTATGTGAAGTAACGTTAAACATTTTGCCAAGTGATGCAGTTATTTCTAATACATCCTTAAATCTAATTTCAGCTACTTCTTTTAAATCTATATTACAGAACGTTTGAACCATCTTCTGATTCATAAATTCAGCATCATCATTATCTTTAGCTATCTTTAAGAACGCTTGATATTGTGATAACTTAATTTCTTTTAATTCTGTTGGTATGCTAATCTCTAATTTCATATTATTGTTTTTTATATTAATAACTATTT